CGCAGTGCAGGCGGTTAAAGATGCCGTCAAATAAGAAGCCGAGAAAGGCGCAGGCAAAGCGTAAGTTAACGATACCTATTGTTTTTAGACAGAGTGCCGAGGTTGATACTGAATTGCAGCTAGTGCCTCACACTGAGCTTTTAAAGATGCGCTCAGGAGTTGGCGACGAGGGTAGCTGGAATATGATTACTTGCCGGCTAAACATAGGCATAACGGCTTGCAAGCAAAACTTCAAGGAATGTTCTGTTATCGACCGAGGTCTGGATGCAATGATTAACGTCTGGCGCAGGTACGAAAACACAGGAAAGTTTGGTTTGTCTGGTGATGATTTGCGAGACATTGGGGACGGACTTGTAGCTACAGATGAGATACAGTTAGCATTAACAAGAAGAAAATTTAATGACGCGGTTCAATATGTGTATCAGCATGCGGCAAGGTAGGATATGAGACAAATAGACCCAAATGAAGCTATTGATTACATGGTCAAGCACTCTGCTGAGTATGCTCAAGCTAAGTCACAAGTTACATATTTAGAGGAGTTTCGTAAAAGTAAAAAAGCCATGTTGTTTAGTGCTGCAATTGGTAACACTATTGCTGACAAAGATAACTATGCTTACAGCCACCCTGAATACTTAGCGGTTCTGGACGGATTAAAGGAAGCTGTAGAAAAGGCTGAAACGCTTCGCTGGATGCTGGTAGCAGCGCAAGCAAGGGTGGACGTATGGAGATCACAAGAAGCCAGCAACCGAGCAATTGATAGATCAACCAGATAAGGAAATATATGAACGACACTATTAATTTTGTGCAATGCGATTTTTGTAATTACGTGTCAGATATAGATGATGTCCCGACTGTAAATGACCCGTGGTGTTCTGACGGAACAGTAACTGTGTGTCCTGACTGCAACGAGGGCGAGTCTTTTTCGAGTTATAAATTAGAAAAAAGTTAACAAAATGACAGATAAAAACGTGCAAGCAGTAAGACAAAAGTTAGCTGACAGGGCTGAATTCGGTTTGATGAAGTACGGCGTATCTACTGAGCGTAGAGACTTAACGCACAAGCAATGGCTAATTCATGCACAAGAGGAGGCAATGGATCTAGCTGTTTACTTGCAGCGCATTATTGATGATTTAGATGACTAAGGACGAAAAGAAATACTTATCCAAAGTTGCTGACTTGGGTTGTATAATATGTTATAGGCAGGATAATGCTGGCACTCCGGCGGAAATCCATCACGTAAGAGGAATTGGGCTAGGTCTTGGCATACGGAACAGTCATTTTAATACAGTGCCACTTTGCCCTTTTCATCATAGAGGTAATGGCGGCTATCATGGGATGGGGCGCAAAGCTTTTGAGCGTAAGTACGAAGTAACAGAGCAAGAATTACTAGCGCAGGTTAAGGAGCTTTTGAATGAAAAAGACGAAGGCCGAGAAGAAAATGAGTAAGGTTTACGACGAGTTTAAGGCTGGAAAGCTGCATAGCGGCAAGGATGGCCCTGTTGTTAAGTCTAAAAAACAGGCTGTAGCGATTATGTTGTCAGAGGGTGGCAAATCGAAACAATCTAAGAAAGGTTCGAAATGAAAGGCATGAAATCTTGTCCCAAATGCAAGGGCGGCGAATGTAAGGGCGGTAAAGGTTGCATGATGGAAGACAAAGAAAAGAAAAGCGGCAAGATTGAGATTGAAATCTCTTTGCCGATGCGCGGTCAACGTGCTGCTAAGAACAAGGCTAAGAAAAGGTAAAGGATCGTCTTTTGCAAGCTATCGTTATCTGTACAGTAAAGAACCCAGGCTTATACGTATTGCTTGAAAGCATAAAGCAGTATGCGCCAGAGGTTCCTGTTTACGTAGCTGGTAGTGGGATGCAAATGTACGATCAAGTAAAAAATCGGCTCCCAAATGCTATATGGACTGAAAACATAGCGAAATCATTTGGTGAAGCTTATAACGCCTCCGTGTCCCATGCCTTTGCTCATGGGAATTTCGATAGTGTAATCATGTCAAATGATGATGTAGTTTTAACTCCTACAACACTATCTCTTTTACAAGAAGACTGGCAGCAACTGCATAGCAAGAAGTTTAAGGTTGGATTTTTAGGCGCTCGTTCTGATTATGTGCTGCAAGATCAAAACATCCGTTTCCCGATTGAAGGGGATAGCAATATAGGTGTGAAGTATAAGAGCGAGTCATATATAAAGCAGACTGAAGTCATTGCGCCGATATTTGCTGCTATAAGCAGGCAAGCATGGGATGCAGCTAAGTTCCCTCATGTTAATTGGTACTCTGATAACATCATGTGTAATGACTTAAGTAAAGAAGGATATGAGCACTTTGTAAGCCGGTCTTATGTGCATCACGCAGGGAGTCAGACAGTAGGAATGGACTTTGCTAAGTGTCATGAGGAGCCGCGAGAGTGGATAAAGGCCAACAGGCCAGATGTTTACGAGGAATATTATGGTTGAAGGTTTACTTAGTAAATTATTTGGAATGATTGATAGGCAAAAGCAAACCAGCAAAGCTGGTCTTGGTTTGCTGGCTGATAATCCTATTGAGTTTGCAAAGCAAACAACTGCCAAATATTTACCAACAAAAGAAGAAGAAGCGCAATTTAAAGCAATTCAATCAGCTGGCGGTGATTTTACCCAAACTCCTTACTTTCAAAAAGTAATGGAATTAAGCCAGTTTCAGGGAAGCATTAAGCCGTTATCAAAAACACAATTTGATATTGCAAATGAAATGGCTCAAAAAAATGCTGTAGAAGTGTTAGGGTTGCCGCCAAACAACACGGCAATGGACAGAGCAAAAGCATTAGGCTACGAAATCCCAGCTTTTAGAGGTGTACGTGAAGAAGTTAAAAAATTAAGTCCAGTAACGTATTCCACAAATTTACCTGAAGGTGCAGCAATGTATGCTGGAGGAGAAACAGGAGCAAACGTAATGCCTTTGCTTATCCGCTCAAAAAATCCATATGTTGCAAAAGATTACGGAGATATTGGATTATTTTCTGAAAAAAAAGCAAGTGATCTAAAGAAATTAGGTTTTGATTCTGCAATGTTTTCGCAGCCACAAAAAAACGCATTAGACTACATTGAGTACGTATCAATTGACCCTTCAAAGGCTCGTTCGAAATTTGCTGCCTTTGACCCTAAGAGAATAAATGAACCAGACTTATTAGCGGCTGGATTGCCATTAGGGCTGTTAGCAGGAACAGAAGTAGAAATGCCAAAGAAACAACTAAAGAAACCAATGAAGTAACGCATAACATCCAAAGGATAGTGCAAAAATGGAAACAAACGAAGTAAAAGAAACAGAAAAAAACTGGAAAGTTGGGGATGGTACTGCTGGCCCTGGTAGACCAAAGGGAGTGCCTAATAAGTCCACTCAAATCGTGCGAGAAGCCATTGCAAACCTGCTAGAACGCAACGCAGGCAACATGGATAGGTGGCTTAATGAAGTGGCCGCTGAAGACCCGTATAAGGCCTTAGATTTGATGAACAAGCTAAGTGAGTATCACATTCCTAAGCTGGCTAGGACTGAGGTAACAGGCGCTGATGGCGGGCCGCAACAGATGACGGTTACATGGCAGAAATAGTATTGCCTTACAAACCTAGAGACCAACAGCTGAAGATCCATGACGCTGTTGATGCTAGTAGATTTACTGTAGTTGTTGCCCATCGTCGCATGGGAAAAACTGTCAGTGCTATCAATCATCTTATAAAGGCTGCGCTACAGTGTGATAAGCCTAATCCTAGATTTGCCTATATTGCTCCTACTTACGCTCAGTCGAAGCGTGTTGCGTGGGACTATCTACTTGAATTTACTCGTCCACTTGGTGCTACGGCTAATATATCGGAGCTTAGGGTTGATTTTTGGGGTCGTAGGATTAGCTTATACGGTTCTGACAATGCCGATAGCCTTCGCGGCCAGTACTTTGATGGCGTGGTGCTTGATGAAATTGGAGATCAAAACCCCAAAATCTGGAACGAAGTAGTCCGGCCAGCACTTGCTGATCGAATGGGATGGTGCTTGTTTATTGGCACACCAAAGGGCCGCAATCACTTCGCTGACTTTAGAGACAGGGCGGCTGAGACTGAAGGCTGGAAGCTATTGGAGTTTAAGGCTAGTGAAACAGGTATCTTGGCTGCGTCTGAGCTACGTGCCGCACAGCTAGAGATGGGTGAAGACAAGTATCAGCAGGAGTTTGAATGTAACTTTAACTCAGCAGTGGAAGGCAGCTATTATGGGCAGATTATCAACGATCTTGAAGCGAAGGGTCGCATCACCAATATTGACCGGGATGATCTTTGCAAGTCTTATGTTTCTTGGGATCTTGGCATGGGTGACTC